TCAGTTGGTAGAGCAACTGACTTGTAATCAGTAGGTCCCGGGTTCGACTCCTGGTGCCGGCACCATATAAATCAAAGGCTTGCAGCAATGCAGGCCTTTGTTTTTTCTGCTGGACGTAACAAGGGACGTAATAAGCCCGTAACTACAGCATCAGCGGCACGCGAGGGAAGCGCCGTGGAGTGGATCGACAAAGCGTTGCACTTTTTCGGACTGGGCTGGCTGAACGGCATGATTGCGGTTGGCAGCGTAGCCTTCGCCGTTCTCGCTTATATTTGGGCCCGTAAGCGCACCAAGATCTCCCACGTCTATTTAGGCGAGCATTTATTAGGCAGTGCGTCTGACTCGCTGCCGCCTGCAATCGTTGTTCAGTACAACGGACATAGCATTCCTCGCTTGACCAAATCGGTTTTGATTATCTGGAACAGTGGCGAAAACACCATTACTGGCGACGCAATCGTTGAGAAAGATCCGCTTCGTGTGCAGGTAGGCGAGGATGGAAAAATTCTTTCGGTCTCAGTGCTCAAAACCAGTCGGGCCGTGAACGATTTTAGAATTGTTCCCTACGTCAATGAACAGGCGAATGAGGCAATCCTATCGTTTGATTTTCTAGACTCGAACGACGGAGCAGTGATTGAAATCCTTCATACAAGCACCGATCGGAATCCACGCCTAAAAGGCACGCTGAGAGGGCTACCCAAGGGTTTTACCAACTCAGGCCAGTTCACACGACCTAAGCCTCAGAAGCGATCAAAGGGCGGGAAACTGGTCGACTTTGTTTTTTCACCACTCGTTTTAGCAACAGCAGGTTTCGTGTTTGCCGTGTACGGTCCCCGGCCGACCTTTTTTGATCCTGACGGTGCGAACTCCTTTATTCCAGGCATGCTCGGTGGTTTTTTGGGAATGTGGGTGGCCTATGCGTTTGGCTCTAGGCGTAGGTATCCGAGGGCGCTTCACTTAGACGCGCTCGAATAGAGACAACTGTAGACGGGAGAGGTCGCGCGTTTGTATGCGGCACTGGTGACAGTCTGCGTTTGTGTGAGTGGATCTGCGCGAAGAAGTTTGTCTCCACCTCCCAAATAACGGACTCTATTTTTAGGTTGACCCACGGGAAACCAGTATTTTTGGTAAGTTTTCCCGTGATCGCTCTGAGAGCCTTGAGATACAAGGCTTCTGGGTTATTAGATTAGGTAAGTTTTAAGTAATATATAGAAATAACATTACCTTTTACCTAGGTCAGAAATCGAAAATAAAATATCTATATAAATCATATATTTAGCAAAAAATTACTCCCCTCCTTACTCAAAAAAGCCAGTGCAAAGTAAGTGCTCAAAACCGCATCGCACGCGGGCTCCAGCTGATTCCTTACCTGTCCATACCTAAATTACTTGTTTCCCATGGGTCACCTGAAAAAAGGGCCTCAGGATCGAGCTTCTGGCCGCTCGAAAAAGTAGTGGGGTGTGCAGGGTTTTGTAGGGTTTTCTATATCCCTATTCGCTCAGGAGAAGCCCGGCGGGCGCTGTCGGTGGATGGCTGCAGGTGTGCAGAAATTGAGACCCATTTAGCCCGCAGGCGTGGCGGGGGGACGACGGCGCGCGCCAGGTGCAAAACACCCTGCCGCCTCCGAATCGCCCCAAAACAGTGCGCGCCCCGTCCGCCGCCTCGCCCCTACGTCGCTGGCCACCACAGTCGAGCCATGTCAGCCGCCGGCGGCGACAACATACAGTGATATGAAATATTGTCCGGGGACACTTGATCCCCGGCCATTGAGGGGCGTAGAGTGCGGTCGTCGCTGCCAATTCAGCGACCGGGTTTGGCGACCCGATCAGTAAACGGCGCAACAGCGCCCATCTTCACAACTGCAGGCGCTTTTTTTGTGCCCGCAGTTACGTGTTATGGCGGCTGTGCGTGGGAGACCTTCGGGTCTGCCGGGTTCCGTTTACCCCGGTTCGCCAACCTGCGTACAGCTGCCACCCATAACGTTTGGCGACGTTCGGCGGCAGCTCCTAATCTGTAAACGGAGCTCCACTATGACCGCCCTCATTCCGTCCAAAATCCGCGCACTTGCCCATCGCCGCATGGCCCTCGCCGCGTTGCACGCCAACTCCTCCCTCGCTACTCGCCTCAAGCGCTACAACCATCACATGCACCAGGTGCGCGTTCTTGAAACGCACGGCGGTGCCGTATGAGGAAGCCCTACTGCCTCTCTGACGACGATCTGTTTGATTTGGAACGGGTGCGGGATTCACTTGCCCTGGTGCATGCCCTCGCTCAGCAGGCCGACCACCCTGGCCTGTACACGCCGCAAATGCTGGCTGGTTTCTTGGACCGGATCTGCGCTGACCTGGAAAGCGTCATTCGCTCTGCCAACAGCTGCTCCCGCCGGATCTGATCGTGACGAAGGGGGGGGTGCAGTACACCCCCCCCTTTTGCCCCAACCAAACTACTGAACAGGCCATAAAAATGAAGACGCCATCTCTTTTTGAATTCGAAACGCAGCCAGTCCGGATCCTCGACGAACAAAACGGCGAGACTTGGTTCGTTGCTGCTGATGTCTGCAGGGTGCTGGAGATCGCTGATGTGAAGGGTGCTTATTCACGTCTGGATGATGATGAAAGGGATACCCATACTATGGGTACCCCTGGCGGTCCCCAACAGGTGGTGATGATCAACGAAGCGGGCTTATATAGCCTGGTGCTGACGAGCAGGAAGGCCGAAGCGAAACGGTTCAAGCGTTGGGTGACTCATGACGTCCTACCATCGCTGCGTAAAACCGGCAGCTACTCCCTTGCCGAGAAGCTCACCGTCAGCCAACAGATCAGCATGTCCAAACATCGTCTGGCACTTATGAAAGAGTTGATGCGCCAGCGTAACAAAGTCATGCGAGAAGCCTTGGGCGCCGAGATAACACGCCTGTCAGAGTCGATGGGATTATCGGCACCAGATTTGGACGGCCTCGGAAGCGTCGAGCCTCCCCAGACCGACCTTGTTGCCGACTTCTGGGCCGCGCTCTTGCAGCTGGACTCCAAGGGCGTTGCGTATAATCACTCCAAGGACTCGCAACTGGTCGCACTGAACATGCCGCACCTGGTCGAACTGTTCGCCGCAAATGGCATTCAGGCCATAATCAGCACCGAGGTGACTGGCGCCCTGAAGCGCTGCACCGAGCCCCAATTCGTGGGGATGAAGGCGGTGGACAGCACTATCCGCAAGACTACAACCAAGTGCTGGGTTTTCAAAAAACCAAAACAAATTCATGCCTACTGACAATTACTGTCTTACTCTCGCTGTAAGCCGCCGGTAAGGCAGTCACGTCACCTACCATGTAACGAAAGAAAGGAATCCACCATGCACGATAACGATATGACCGCGTCCAAAAACTCGTTCGAAGGGATGCCGCTGCATCGTTTGTTGTTCCTTAAGCTGCGCGATGGCGGCGGCGCAGCCAAGGTGGCGCCCGGGGTGGCCGAGCTGCACGGAATCACCATTGAGGAACTGAAAGCACACTGTCAGAAAGCCGCTGAAGAGATTCAGCAGGAGCGGTCGCTGGAAATCTACGAAGAGCCGGTGCTGACCTGGGCGAAAAGCTGAGGCCGTCAGTGAACAAGTGACGGGTTACATGCTTCAAAGGGGGCAGTCGAAAAAAAGACTGTCCCCCTTTTTCTTTGCTCAAGAAAGCTTCCTACACTCTGTACCAGTCCCCGGCAACTAGTACTACCCATAGGGGCATTTGAGCCGACAAGGAGCTACCGCATGTACTTCGGACCCGCTGACGTCACCTTTATGCACAATTACATCCGTCTGCCTACCAATCAGCACGACGTGTACACCCACGCTGGGATTGAGATCAATTTGAGCGACTTCAGGCCGCGAGTCGCCCAGCTGGAGTTTCCTGCTGGGCTGGCCGGTGTCGAAGAAGCCACACATGTACGCGTGCGGGTTCCAAACGGCATGGAATACGAAGGCGAAATCACCCCGCGAGCAGTCCAACGTGGTGCGACCTCGATTCTTTTCAAGATCCAGCGTGCAGTAGATACCAGCATCGAAGGCGGTGAATGACAGTGCATGACGGTCGCGACCCTCTAGCCGCTTTGATTTTGCCGGCGGCGGTCCAGGCACGGGCCGAAAAACTGCTGGAGCGCATCCAGCAAGCGCACAACCCGGACGAGCTACAGCGCGCAGCGGATCGCGCCGAGGGCTTTGTTTTGGGCATCGAGACTGTGAAAGCGTTAAACCCGGCGAACATCGAAGGGCTGTACATGCTGTTCGACAACGCTGCCACGGCGCGGCGCCTGGAGCATAAGCAGTGATCGGCAGCGGCATTACCGTCTAGGTAAGCCGTCGGTAAGGGCGATAGCTTTTGCTCTCTTATATGAGGGAGTACCGAACATGAATGACAGAGCAAATAACCGAGACCGAAATGCGCTAAGCCTAACCACCGCGGCCGGCCCAACTGAAAGCGAAAATCTGACCAACGCTGAAGCCGCGGCGCTTGCACACTTCATCAAGCGGGTGGGCTGGTTCGAATTTTCCACCCACGCGGGATCTGATGAAGAGGCCCACTTGGTCAAGCAGGCCGTCGATAAACTGCAAAACATCTTGCCACGCTCCGACTACAACCCGCGCTAATCGTTGATCCTGGCGCGGTGCGAGGCTCCCAGTTGAACGCTGGGAGCCTTTTTATGAGGTGGGATTTGCGTCTTCTATTTTCGCCGGCAGGCGCTCGCGCTCCTCAGTCATTATCTGCTGCAGCAGGTGTAACGCTGTAAGGTTGCCTCCCAAATTGTTGCGCCATGACTGGTGGGTGATCTTGTAAAGGTCATCGATCTTTGCGATCACCCGACGGTAACGCTCGATCTCAAGCACCAACCGTCGACATTGGGGATGGACTGCCCAAATGTGCCGGAGCTTGGCCTGAGTCACAGGCTTAAATGGAGGGAGATCGCGAGCCATTTCACACACCCGCGCTGTATATTTAACCAGTATATTTACACGCGGGTGGTAAGAAGCCAAGCTCCAACGGTCGTCGCGGATTTTTAACACCGTTGATATGCTCACTTTCAGCGCGAGCAATGCTACGGTTACATCGGAAGAATTGGAGAACCAAGGAATAACATGACCACCGCCTCATATAAAACCAGTATAAGAAAAATAAAAGAAGAGCTATATGAGTTCAACCCTCTGTCCTCTCTTTCAACCGCGATAGAATACCTGAATGAACATAAGGATGCTAAAGAGCCATTCCAAGCAATGCCGTGGATAATTCTATTCGTGTTAAAGCTTGCCATGATAAACGGTAATAACAACGGCAAAACCATCTCAAAAAAAGCGTTCTTAAAAACAGCCAACAAGCTTTTTAATATGCAGAGCTTGGCAGCCGATTTAAGCTCTGGGAATTTTCAGGGCGAGTTGCGCCCTATGCTTTTGCAGCAGCAGTGGTATCAACGAGATTTAAATGAAGACTTACGCTCAATGGTAAGGCAACTTCTATGGTTTGACAGTGATAACAATTATTACGACGAGCAATTCAAAAAAATAACCGGCATACACATAAAGACTTATATCACGATAAGCTTTTACGTTTGCATGGACTCTATGAGGAACGCCAAACACGGCGTCAGCGAATTGAACGTATTGCAGATGCTTCACGTGCTGTCACCAAGAGTTAGCATCAAGGAAATATTTATATTCTTCAAACTTACTAGCATAAAGGCAAATGAACTTCCCGCCTTTTTCAAAACTTACGAATTAGGAGACGAACCTCAATCTGAATTTTTTCAGCCTCCAGTACTTCAATACAGACCACTTATAGTTGATGGCGACCGAGTTTATATGCTGACTTCACAAATATGCGTTGCCGGCTTATCATCGAAAATCCCCATAGTTTTGAAAAAGAAGCTCAAAGAATCCTATAAGAGCGAGTTAGGAACGCTCATGGAGAGATACATTGAAAAATTGATGAAACAATCTGGAATACACGCTCTAAATGAGAAGGAGCTATTAAAAATATATGCTAAGCACGGAGCATCGCGAAACAATGAAATTTGCGACTTCGCGATTACGAGCGATATAAACATACTGATTGAAAGCAAAGCAATCGAACCCAACGATATAGTTAAAAGCTCTGCCGTCATGTCACTACTACAACGAAACCTCGCCGACAGCTTTATAAAATCTATCGATCAGGGCCAGCGCACAGCTTCAATTCTCAATCTAGAGAATAAGGATTCGATCGGTTCGCATTACCTACTGGTAATTACGCACGAAGAATTTTGGTATCCAACCGCTCGCGATGTATGTCAAATGATAGATCATGACTTGGAGAAACGCATAAAAGATTCATACGGCGCAATTCCAATAGAGCTTGAAAAAATAGCTTTCATTACAATTGGCATGTTCGAAACACTTACACAACTTCACGCTTCCGGCAAAATCGACTTCAAAGACATAATCACAAAAAGCTTCGACAGGTTAAAACTTCGCGAAAACAAGCGCATCTCTTTTGGAATTACCATAAATGAGGTAATCGGAGAACACAGCCAACTACATGCGACGCTTAAAGAAAAATCAGAAGAAATTCTAAATGAACTGCTAAAATGCATGGAAAGCAATAAGCCTTATTGGTCAAATAGAGCACTCGGCCTCATGTCAGCGCATCAAAGGCTTATGGTGTCACTCGACATAGCGTTCGAAAAAGACCGTATGTGAAAACGGTCTTAATGAGTCCTTTCTACCAATTGAAATAAACCAGTTCGGTGACTTCGACGCCACCATGACCGCCAACAGTATGCCGAAACGGCACCTCCTTCAGACGCAACCCCGCAAACACCTCGCGAATTTTCGGATGGTCACCCACCGAGATCACCATCTTCCCTCGGATCGATCGCGCCAGATCCGCCATGGCTTCGAACTGTTCAAAACCAAAATCCCCTGCGTCGTATCCAGCGGTCTCCCAGTAAGGCGGATCCAGATAAAACAGCGTGTGGTTCCGATCGTACCGGCGAATGCACTCCTTCCAATCCAAGTGTTCAACCGTGGTTCGCGCCAGGCGCAGATGGGCGTCGCTGAGCTTCTCTTCGATACGCAGCAAATTGAGTCTCGGCGCCGAAGTGGTCGCGGTTCCGAAAGACCGGCCTTTTGCCTTGGCGCCGAAACACAGGTTCTGCAAATAGAAAAAGCGCGCTGCGCGCTGGATATCAGTCAGCGTGCGCGGCGCCTGCTCTTTTGCCCATGCGAACATCGTGCGGCTCACCAGTGCCCATTTGAACTGGCGCACGAACTCTTCCAGGTGATTGGCAACGACCCGATAGAGGTTCACCACCTCGCCGTCGAAGTCGTTGATTACCTCCACGCGGCTGGGCTCCTTCATAAAAAACAAGGCCGCGCCGCCGCAGAACGGCTCAACGTAGCAATCATGATCTGGGAACTCCGGCAGGATGTGTTTCGCCATACGGCGCTTGCCGCCCATCCAAGGGAAAATCGGTGCAGACATTGGTGGTCCTTACTTCGGATTGAAAAAGGGCGGCAGCATCAATGAGCAGCCGCCCGGACTGATCATTTGTCGGAAACAGGCTCCAGCGGCCTCCAGCGAATCACCTCTTCGCCCAACCATTCATTGACCTGCTGCAGACGAGCCTGGATAGGTTCGAGCTCGTTCATGGCCCAGATCTGTGCGGCCTCTTTGATCGAGCCGAAACCGCCGGCGTTTTGCGGCACGATTCCCATCAGCTGAGGGGGAATGCGCAACGCCGCGAGCATGTCGTCGCGGCTGATGTTCTTGATCGAGCCGAATTCATCCTTCGCCGCCACCTCGCTGACCGGGATCAACTGAATGCCGTCCTTCTTGCCGCCTGGCGCGTACATGAACAGATTTCGGAAATTTCCCGGCCCTTTGGCTGATTTGAGTGCGGCGCGCAATGCACCCACGTCCGTCTCGTTCTGCGCGGTGTCGGTCATGTACATGATGAAACCGGCGTGGCTGCCGTTGTTGTAGTACTTACGACGGAACAACGTGGCGGATTCGTTGAGCAGCGCGCTCTGCAGGGCCGGCAACCACTCCGGAAGTCCGTAGATCTCCTGATTGATATCCGCCTCACGCTGGTGATACACCGTCCCGCGCTTGAATTCGTGCTCATCGCGCCACCCGCGTACCTGGTAGTACGTTTCGAGATCCTCGCCACGGCGCATGTATTTGCCCAAAGCGGGCTGCAGGCCGAGCGTACCGCGCAGCATGTTCTCGCGCTTTTCGAGATAGCCATTGCCACACCAGAGGAAGTCTAGGGCGAACTGCTCGAAAGTCTGCCGCGACAGCAATTTATGGGGGATGAAAGTGCGGGCGAGCATGTTGCGCTTGAAATTCAGACCCGACTGCAGGAACACGCTGGCCCGGGAGGACTTGGCCAGCCCGTCGAGGGACATTGGCGGCTCATACCAGCGACCGTTCAGCCAGCATTCCAAGTAGTCCAGAATCCCCCGCTCATCCAGCACCGGCGTAGGGTCACCGAAGGTGAAGGCCTCCATCTTGCCGCCCGTTGCCGGCAGCGGCTGTCCCTCGGCCGCAGCCGGGGCTGAAGTGGACGATTGCGTGGTTTCGCTGCCGCTGTTGCTCATCAGTAAATCTCCATGAAGCCGGTATTCGTTGAGGTTTGGCCCTCAAGCGGTTCGTTCTGCAATGCGTGGAAAAGGGCCCATGCGAGATCCGCGTGCCCGGTTTCGTCGGTACGGCCTGCCGTGTAAGTGAACTGCCGGCCGCTGGCCGTGATGGTCTTGCGGATCGCCATTAGCGACTGCGCCATGTCGATCCAGCCGGCGTCGAACTCCAAGCGCCCTTTGTGAATCACGTCGTAGGCCTTGAGCACCAGGCGCGTCTTGACCTCGGGGGAATAGCTGAACGTCGTCACGTTGGGGAAGAATTGGCGCACCAGCTGGGCCACGCCAGAGCCCATGCCCGTGATGTCGATGCCGATGTACGTCACCCAGTAACGCATCGTGACCAGGCGGATTGCCTCGGCCTGGGCGGCGAAGTCCATCCCGCGGAACTGGTGGCGCTCGAGCACGCGAAACTTTCCACCGGGAACGGTTGGCGGGGCCACGACCACCAAGCCGGAGCTATCACCGGTTTCCGCCGGATCGTAACCAATCCAAACCTGCCGATCAGCGAACGGCCGCGCGGCGAAAGGCTTGTAGTCTTCGGACCATTCGACCCAGCTGTCGACCATGCAAGGCTGCAGAACGTTGAGCGGGAAGATGCTCGCCCCGTCGTCAACGAACTGGCACATCAACAGGTTGGCAAAGGCGTCCGCGTTGTACTCGAGGCGAAGCTCTTCAAGGTCAAACAGGTCGCAGCCGCGCTGCTCGGCATCCAGAATGGTGACGATCTGGCGCCAGATCCTGTCCTCGCAAAGTCGGCCCTGCTGCAGCGCGTCGTGCGACACGTCGAGTTTCAGCCGCTGGGCGACCGGCTTGCCCTTGTTAAAGCGTTCGCCGGTCCAGAATGTGTAGGCCTCATGCGCCATGCTCGATGGCGTGGAAAAGTAGGTGCGCCGGTATTGCTTCTGCATCGCCATGCCGCTGGCGACCTTGTTCAGCTCGTTGAATTTGAACGTCCAGAAGAATTCGTCGAAGTAGAAATTACCGTGGTAACCCTGAGCGGTTCGGGCGTTGGTACCGAGGAAATGCAGCTCGGCGCCGTTCGCCAGAATGATCGGATCGCCGGTGAGCTCGACACCGCAAACCTCGCGGGCAAACCCTTGGATGTAGGCCTTGAAGATGTGCGCCTGGTTCTTTGACGCTGACAGGAAAATCTGGTTTCGCCCGGTGACCAGGGCGTCAATGAACGCCTCGCGAGCAAAGTAGTAGGTGGCACCGATCTGCCGGCTTTT